TCTTTCCTTTTCCTTTCTGTCGATTGTTTGAAGTGTTCCAAGTTGTTTTTCTATTATAGCCATTGCACCTTCTATCCTATCGGAGTAAAATTCATATCTAGCTTTAGAAGTATTATCTTTTAAAGCTTTAATGTCCTCCGCGGTTCTTTCTGTGTAATAGGTTACGTATTCATAAATATCAGCTCTAGTCATTGTTTTTCCTTTCCTTTGGGGGGCCTTTCGACCCCCCGTTATTATTATTGATTATCAGTTGGCAAGCTAGGAAACATAGACTCTTCAAGGAACCTACTAAACTTATTAGTAAGCTCAGATATCATTTCTTCTTTTACTGCTTTTCTGACGGCCTCCACGTCAAACCCTGCACTGCTGTCAAGGTGTACCTTCATATCCTCTAGCTCATCATCAAGATTGCTAACTGATACTTTGCAATCTGCAATACTGTCTCTACAGCTTGAGGCATATGACTCTATATCATCTACATTGCATTCAGCATCATGTAACTCGTTGCTAGTTTGTTGGATGCTATTCTGCATCTCTTGTACTTGTTTTTTTAGTTCATCTATTTTCATAATATTTCCTTTCTATTATATTATTATTCATACTCTTAATACTATTGAGTTTCAGAAAGGTTCCATCTTTTTAAAATAAATTTCAACCTAGTAAAACGAGGTTCACTTTCTCAACCTACCTTTTCTAATCTGAAATCCTAACGAGGGGGGGCCGTGTGTAAAAAAAAGAAAAGCACACATAATAATATTTTTTTTTCAAAATTTTAGAGATTTTAGGTAGCGCCGGGCGCAAGCTCTTTGGGAGAGCGCGCCGGCTTAGGAAAGGTAAGGCGACGGTGTGATAAAAGGAGGACATACAATCGAGGTGATTGAAAAGGTCACACCGCCGCTAATATTATAATATTATAAAAGAGCGCTAATATTATTAATATTATAATACTATAATATTATAATACTAATATATTAATATATTAATAATATTATTCACATCCTTCAACCGACGTTTAAATTTATTAGTTTTTACCTATAACTGTCAACACCTTTTTTCTTGTATACCAAAATAACTATTTTTATATTATATCCATGGAAAACACAAGCCCAAGAGGTATTCTTGATTTAGGTCCAACGATTGATGAGCTCAAGTCTTTGTCAGACAAGTTTAAAGAAACAGGTGACTTTCATTACATGACAGAAATACTATTGATTATTGAAGAAATAGAGCTACCTCTGCTAATTGATACTTTTGATGGGGAGTTCACCGCAGAGGCTTAATATGTACAAAAAGACTATAAAGGGAGTGGACTACCATATATACGAGAACGAAGATGAGTTTCGTAAGCATCACCGCAAAGAAGAGTTAAAAAACGACTGGAGAACTGCTGAAGAAGGGCAATGGGTAGTAAGTGACGATGGACAGGTTCTTACTATTCTACGTAAAGCGTTGATGTATAACGATAAGAAAGGTAAGAAGACCTACTACGTTAGGACCTTATTGGGTACATCTTTTGCTACAGAAGACCACAAACTAACAGGTAAGCCGCCAAAAGATATATATACCTTTAAAAAATACGATGAAAGCAAGTTTATTACCCAAAGAGAGAGATTGTTTGCTAAGATGATAGCACTGGGCAGGGAGCCAGTAGAAGCCTATTTAAATGTCTATAAGACCAATAACAGAGACTATGCACATAAAAGGACCAAAGTATTATTAAAACAAAAGAAGATAAGGACACTTGTGAATAAAGAAGTAGAAGAATTAATGAATGACCTTGGTATTACCAAGACATACTTATTAGAACAAGCAAAAGAAGTAGTGGACAAGAATGATGTACGAGACGCGGATAAATTGCGTGCCTTAGAGACATTAATGAAAATATCAGGTTTACTATCAACTGAAAAGAAAACAGACTCTGTAGCGCTAATACAAGAGTTCACCGGATTTTCCCGTGACAAGTTAAAAGCTTTTGAGTCTAATATGCTGACAGAAGGTTCACCAGATTAATGTGGTGCTACCTTACAAGGGTTACATGGGGTAAAACAATTTATAACATAACAATAACTAGGAGTTAATTATGCCAAAAGGAAAAGGCACATACGGAAAAAAGGTCGGAAGACCAAAGAAAAAGAAAATGATGGGCGGAGGAATGGTCAAGAAGAAGGGAATGATGAAGGGTGGAATGGTAAAGAAGTATACAAAGAAACGCAAGTAAGATGGCTTCTGCTAAAAAAACCCAACCAACTAAATGGAAACGTATTGTTGCTAGCGTTAAGGCAGGTAGCAAAGGCGGCCCAGCAGGTAAATGGTCAGCTCGTAAAGCACAATTAGCTACAGCTCGCTATAAAAAAGCAGGTGGAGGCTATAAGGGTGCTAAGTCTAGTAGTAATAAACTATCCAAGTGGTCTAAGCAAGACTGGGGATATGTTACAAAGGGTGACGAAAAGAAGCCTAAAAAGAAACGTGGGCGCTATTTACCAAAGAAAGTACGTAAAAGCTTAACAGCATCTCAAAAAGCTGCCACTAATAAAAAGAAGCGTGCAGCATCCGCTAAAGGTAAAAGCAAAGCAAAGTATTCTAAAGCGGTAGCACGGAAGGTAAGGAAAGCATAATGCCTAAGAAAAAAGATTCAAGACTAGCTAGGGCCGGTGTCAGTGGATTCAATAAGCCTAAGCGTACACCAAGCCATCCAAAGAAAAGTCATATCGTAGTTGCTAAAGAAGGTGATAAGATTAAAACAATACGATTTGGACAGCAAGGAGCAAAAACAGCAGGAAAACCTAAAGCAGGAGAGTCCCGTAAGACTAAAATGAAACGTAAGTCGTTTAAAGCTAGGCATAGAAAGAATATTGCTAAAGGTAAAATGAGCGCAGCTTATTGGGCTAATAGGGTCAAGTGGTAATGGAAAAAGCAAATTCAGCAATAAATAAACTAATAGCACAAGCTCATTTAAAAAAATATCAAGAAGGCGGTGAAGTAGGAACTCCATCTAAACTTAACTTGGAAAGTATCGCAGAAGAAAATAAAGATTTTATCCGTAAGTTTATTAAACAACGTCCTTCAATTAACCAATCTTACGAAGATTTAATAAATGCAATTCGTAGCGGTCAATTAACAGCAAAAGAATACAGTCCAGAGGGTTTTAAAAAAATTTCAAGACCGGGCCGCGCTGCTCAAACCAGAAAAGATATAAGGATGAGAGAAGACGGTTCAAATAAAAGATTAAAATCTGCTGTTATACAATATCCAACAGGGAATGAAAGTAGCATACCTCACGAATTATTGCATTATTTTGTCGGTCACAGAGGCGAACAATTTAATGTACCTAAAAAAATTAATCCGTACAGGCAGCTAGATATGGCTTTAAGAGGATACTTACCGTCCTTTCATCCAGCTGGAAGAAGACCTACCCTTCCCGGTAATAGTAGATTAGCAAACTTTTGGAATGAAAGATTTGCTACCCCAAGCGCTGAGTATTCTAACAACCCATTAGGGGCTAGTAAACCACAGGAAGGTTTTATTGGAAGACTAGGAAGCGTACTTGGGACAACGATTAATAATCCGTATAACCCTATATTTGACGAAGCAGCTTTTGACGCAATAAGCCCTGAGTTACATCATCACTCAGAGCCGTTTCAAGCAGGAAAAATACCAGAGGAACAAAGTGAACCTGTAAGCGAAACTACAGAAGAAACTAAACCACCTGAATCGCAACAAGCTTCTGATACCCCAGTATCTTTTGATAAAAATAATTATCCTATTTATAACAAGCAATCTAACAAAGCCCAATCTTTTAGAGATGCTTTTAGACAAGCGAGAAGAGAAGGAGAAGGTACCTTTACTTGGGATGGTCGTTTGTATACATCTGAATTAAAATAGATTTAATATGCCGAATAAAAAAGCCAAAGAAAATAAGCGTAGAAAAAGAAAGCTAACACTTGAAAATAAAAAAAGAAAAAGAGAAGCTTCCAAAAGAAGAAAAGCAGCTAGACAATAGCCTGCAAACATTTAATGTAATACCCCCTGCATCAGAAATGTCAGAAAGGGATGAGGTGTTAGCTAAATGTTATAATGATTTACTATTTTTTGGTAGGGCCTTTTTACCAAATGACTTCTTAAACAAAAGCGCCTCACCTCTTTGTCACTATCAAATATCTAAACGATTAATATCTACTAAGCCGGGCGAAAGACTGTGTATTATTTTGCCTAGAGGTTTTGGTAAATCAATACTATCTAAAACAGCAATCTTACATAAGCTATGTTTTTCTGGTGCAGATGCTCAAAACTTTATTGCATGGGTTTCAGAAGAACAGGGACAATCTATTGACCACTTAAAATTTTTAAGATATCACTTAGAAACAAATAAGATGATTAAATATTACTTTGGTAATATGGATGGTGGCAGTGTCGGGAAGCGCTGGACAGAAAAAGACCTTGTAACCCCTAAGGGCGATAGAATTATTGCAAAAGGTACTAGCCAAAGGCTTAGAGGTCGTGCTGAAGTAGACGTACGATATACCGGTATTATCTTAGATGACTTCGAATCTGAATTAAATACTAAGACTCCTGATAGAAGAAATGATATTAAACGCTGGGTTGTGTCTACAATATACCCTGCATTAGAAGAATCACCCGGTAGAGAAGGTTGGATATGGCTTGCGGGTACTATTGTACACTTTGATAGTTTTTTACAAATGACCTATGATGGTTTTAAACAAGCCAAAAAAGATGATAGGCACTATCCTTGGGATGTATACTTTCATAGTGCAATAGAAAGCGGTAAGTCTATATGGCCTGAACAGTTCTCGTTAAAAAAATTAGGCTCTAAAAAGCAGGAGTTTATAGAAGCAGGATTGGTTAATAAATTTGCACAAGAGTATATGAA